TGCCCGAGTGTCAAGCATGTTGGCATTGAAGCTGGCCACATTACCGGCCATCTGCTGCGCACCGCCGAAGGTCTGCCCGATGCCGCTCTGCAAGTTGTTGCCGAGGTTGCCGCCGATCTGCGCACTGCCAAGCGCGCGACTGTAGGGATCAACCATAAGCTGCCCCTGAGCCGCACTGCCCAGCATGCCGCCAGCCTGCCCAGCACGTCCAAACACATTCCCCGTCACCATCTGATTCGTCGCCGATGCGAAGTTGCGCCGGCTGGCCTCGCGGGCTTGGGCGGCGGCGTCACGGTTGAGGATTTCAGCGGCGCCGCTGCCCATCGAGGTGCCGAGACCGCGAGCGGCGAAGGCGGCGCGGGCCGACTGTTGGGCGTCACGGGTCTCCTCGGCAGACAGCGACCGGCCGAGGCCAAGCTCAGTCTCGGCCTGCTCGCGCAGCGTGCGCTCAATGGCCGTCTCGCCAACACGGTCGGCCAGCATGTTGCCGAGGCCGGACACACGATTGATGTCCCCGCGGGCGGCCTGCGTGTAAGGGTTGTTGAGGTTATCGGCGATGCGCTGGATCGTCCCGAGCTGCAATGCCTCCAGTTGCGGGTAAGCCTCGATTTGCGCCTGCACCTGCGCGCGGGCTGACGCCGCCGCCTGCTCGTTGGCCGAGCGCATCAATGCGTTAAAGTCCAAGGGTGCCGCGTGCTGCACCGATGGCTTCTTTTGTTTTTTGCCTCCAGATCCTCCCATAATTATAGCCCTACCTTTCTTGCAAGTTTGCGCCAATCGTAGGCGCGGATTTCAAATTGATTGTGCCTACACCAAAGCGCCCACTGCTGCGGCCGACTCGCCACATGCATAAACTCCCTAACAGGGTTTGCGTGGCCAGCAGAAGCAGCCAGCTCAACGAACCAAGCGTTGTGTTCGCCGTCATCGTGCATCTCCTCGCCGTCCCAGCGGCATTCCCGCGCCAAGAGAAAGACCTCCGGCGTTGAGTAGACCAGCCCGTTGGTGAGATGCCATCCGAGCGTTTCCTCGAAGGTCTCGGTCGTGACGTTGGAGTCGTGCCATGCTTTTGCCTTTTGCCATGGGGTCATGCGAAGACGGCCAGATGGACATATTTGGTGTCGTAGACCAGCGTGTTCGCGTAGCTTACGAGTATTCTTACCTTTGTGTCGTCGTTTTGCGCGGCGTCGCCAAACCACTGCGAAATGCACGCTAAGTTATTGACGCCCGTGCTCGCCGTTCCGTTCACAACATAATTCACGTTCGGCATGGCCGTGGTGAACGTGATTGTATAATCTCCAGGCCCATTTCGCAGCACGCTCGCCACGTTGCCGGATGCCCTAATAAGCCGGTTGGTATTCGCCGTTGACGCCGTGTTTGTCGTGTCCCGCGTCCCGTCAAAGTTCACCCACGCCCTGCACGCATAGATCGGCGGCGGGTTGTCTGCGTTGAGCGCCTTCTTGATCTCACCGGCATTGGCCGACAGCGACAGCTTGTCGTTGCTCACAGCGTCATCGGCGATCTTGGCCGTCTCCACGGCATTGCTGGCCAGCTTGGCCGCTGTCACATTTGCGTCCAAAATCTTTGCCGTGGTGATCTCATCGTTGGCCACTGCCACCGTTGGCGCCGCCGCTGAGTTAAGTTTCGCCGGTGTCACGGTCTCGCCGCTCACCCAGTTGTATCCTGCCGTTACAGTTGCCATGATTTTGTTCCTTAGTTGTTAAGCTGCGTTCCTTGTCTCAGTCGGCGGCCTCGATGGGCCGGCGGCCTCGATGCTGACGTTGCGGATTTCGGGCCGGTTCGCCGTGGTTTCAAATTGTAGTTCGCAGTAGTGCGCCTTTTGGCGGATCGGCTGCTTGAGCGTGTAGTCTTCGCTCAGTCCGCTGGTGTTGGTCTGCCCTGGCACCAGCGTGATCTCGGCGTCAGGGTTGATCGTAATCGCTTTGACCGTGATGCTGGCGGTGTCCGGCAGGACGACATCGGCCAGCGAGCGGACGAAGCGCTTCGTTGACATGCTGCCGAGGCCGTAGCGGCGGGTGCGGATTTTGCCCGCAACGACACCAACTTCGCTTCCGCTCGGCTCGTCATCCGTCCCATCGGCCTTCTCGTCGAGCAGGTAGAGCTTGCCGGTGCGGCGGACGTTGAAGGTGCGGCGGACGTTCTGGTAGGTGCCCACCACCAGCGCATCCACTCCGATGCCGTAGCGGTCGCGGGTTTCCCACTGGTCGTTCAGCGCGCTCCAGATGACCACCAAGTCATTGGTGTCGTCCGCAGAGTCCAGCGTGGGGACCGCGAGGATGTAGCGGTTGGAGTGCCAGATGCCAAAGGCCCGCTGGACTTTGCTCTGGTCGATGCGCTCAAAGAGGTCGGCCACCGGATCACTCAGCGGCTTGGTGTCGCCGCGCAACTTGAGATCAAGCTGGGTGTCCAAGCGGTAGACACCGGCATCCGAGAGGAAGAAAACATAGCGCCCCGCCGTCACGATGCTGTTGCGGGCCGAGCAGCCGATCTCGTCGGTGACGAGTTCCAGCTTGGCCACCGCCGTATCAATGGCGAAGTCGCTGCCGTCTGTGCTCGGGAATTGCGCCAGCGTGGCCAGCCAGATGCTTTTACGGCAGAAGACTAGGGCGCTGCCCTCAACCCAAGGATGCACGGCAACGATATAATCTCCGCCACCGGCGCCGGTGCGGAAGCTCTGCCAATACGGATCGTAGAGGTCGGCATCCAAGTAGTCCGACAGCGCAACCTGGTCGCGGCCGTCCGGGATGATTAGGCGATTCTGGATGTAGCTGGCCCAGCCGACCGAGCGCATCTTCTTGTAGGTCGGCCCTTCGGCGGGCACACCGGCCGCAGCGCGGACGAAGCTGCCGGTGCCGGTCCAGTAGAGCGGCGGCTTGACGCGTCGAACGCGGATGTTGGCTACGGCGTGGGAGGCGGTGCCGGTCGGGACGGTGATCTCGAAAGAGTTGGTGTTGTTGTTCGTGGCCAATACGCGGAACTCATGGCCGTCGAAGGCTGGCGTGGTGCTGCCCTCAATGCGCACCGTGGCCCCATTAGGGTAGCCGTGGGCGTCCACGTTCACCGTGGCCGTCGTCCCGCTCACCGCGATGCCGGTGCTGTTGGTCAGCTTTTGGACATAGTTGCCGGCCAGCGCCGCCTCGCGGAGCACATAAAGTCGGTCGTAAGCCTGCACCACCGAGACCGTGTCGGTTGGCTCAATGGTCTCGTCCGGCGAGCTGGGATAGCCAACCGTGACCACCGTGTCGGTCGGCGAGGCATTGCGCCAGAGGTAGGCGCTGTCAGGTCCGGCCATCACGATGTATTCGTTGGCGTTTTCGTAGTTGCGGGAAGCAAAGACGCCCGCCGCGAAGATGCCGCCGCTGTAGGTCGTCTTGACCAGCGGTCCCTTGTTGGCGATCAGCGCGCCGGTGGCGTTGGCCGTCGGCGTGCCGGTCATGGTGTATTGGAAGGTGGTGCCGCTCGGCGAGCTGATGACGAAGTCGCCGTTGTATTTGCCGGCGTCCACTCCGGTGGCGCCACGGATGTTGACCGTAGGCGTGCCGGTGTAGCCATGCGCGGCGGCCGTGGTTACGGTCGCGGTGGCGTCGCTGAAGGTGATCGTGCTGATGGCCTTGTCCGCCGCCAAGTCGAAGGACAGCGTCATCGGCTCGTCCGCCGTTGAGATGGCATCGGCCAGCCGCTTGGCGCCCTTGCGGGTTGTCGCCACGCCACGGTCCAACCGCATATTCACGCTGTCCTGCAACATGCCAGCCGGCAGCGTCACAGGATTCAAGCGGCTGGCGAAGCCGATGAAGCCGGCATCGCCATCGCGTAGGACTGGACTTTCGAGTGCCATTACTTGCTGGTTAAAACGTAAGAAAGAGTCTTCGCGTTGTTCCGCTTCATCTCCGACTCAACGAGCGTAATGAAGGCCGGCCATTGGGCGGGCGGCAGGACAGAACATCCTTCGCTGCCTGGCCCTCTGGTGGCGGGGCCGCCTCGATGCACGTTGATCCCATACCATCCGGTTTCTTCCTTGTCTTCGCGGACAACGGTGACCGGAGCTGCTTGGACCAAAGCGCGGTAAGGGTTGCCGCGCCGAAGGCCATGAAGTCCGAGTTTGTATTTCCAGACTCCGGGCTTGAGGACGGCATAGGGCTTGTTGATCTTGGGGTTCTTCCCGTAGCGGTCGGGATCGACCGAGGCATTGAACGTGGCATGCACATCGCCGCCGCTGCTGATGAGGATGAGGGCATCGTCGTAGA